AACACGTATTAATTCTCTATTTAGAGTTGCACATGCTTGCTCAACAGAGAATGTTTTACCATTACCTGACATACCAGTAATGAAAACTGGATAGAATAATTTTGATTGAATAACTTTTTTTACGTCAGGAAAGTTACCGAAAGGAACATAACTATCATCCTTTGCAGGAATCAAATTTTGTACGACGGCGGGCATAGCTGCAGGTGCATTGAAAGTTTGCTCAAGTTTTTCTTGAACAGTAAGATTCCACTTACCAATGCCTTGCTTATAAGATTTAAGTCTTTTCTTTACAGTAGCAAGAGAGCAATTGAAATGCTCAGATGCTTCAAAGAGTTGCTTAGTGTTTACCTCAGTACCTACCTTATCAGAAAGGTATGTAACTAGGTCTTCAGTTGTAACAGGAACTGGTTCAAAAGGCATGGGTCTAATAATGATGTGTATGAATATAGTATAGGGTGTGGTGGGGTTGTGATCAACCCCTTGTGTGCCACTTTGTCAACTGACATACCCTATGAAAGAACTGAGTAGTTTTTTGTTGGTAGATTTGTTACCTAGCATCTTCTTGAATGCTTTGGAGATCTCACCTTTTTGAGCACCAGACTCAACATTGAACTCAACATCTTTGTTTAGTGATCTGCTATTGATAACATACAATGCACTGTATGCTTTTGGATTAGTTATAATAGCAGACTTCTCTTTCTTCCACTGCTTTTGTATCTCAGTATACTTTTCAAAGTTTGCATACCTACCAACAAAACCAGAGAGTGAAGAACCATCAAGAATACGGAACCCAATAACATTTACAGCAGGATTACGGTCACGTAATTGTTGGATGAAAATGTTAGTGCAATTATCATACTCAAAAGGAGCATAGGTGCGACCAGTTTTACGATCACGAAGAACTGCTGACCAATCAAGACGACGAACATGAACATTGTACTCGTCTTTGTATTCATCATAATACTCTTTACCATATCCAGTTGTACATCCTTCGCCATCAGATAAGATGCAAAGATTTACTTTCTGTAGATCATTTTGTTTCTGGAAATTAGGAATGATGTAGTTCATCATAACTATTGCTTCATTCAAAGGAGTTCCAGAAAGTTGAAGACCTATTGTGTACTGGTAGTTAGTGTAGTTTCTGTAGTAAGAAGCTTCTCTCCAGAGATTCCTGCACATACGCTCATAGTCTTTACCATTAGAACGAGATGAAATAAAGTTTACTAGGTGGAACCAATCATCATTGATGTAAACCTCATTCTTTACAGCATTCTCTTTCTTGTATGAATAAGAATCATAATAAGGATCTTCATGATTTATAGATCTCTCAGCAGCAATCCAGTCATTAGTAAATCCATAAACTTCAAATGGAATCTGAACTTTTTTACAGAATGAAGTTAGGTTAAGTAACTGTTTTACAGTTGCAAGGATCTCATGTTGCATAGAACCAGACCAATCAAGAAGGAATAGAAGACCGTGATTCTTACCATCAGGAAGAACAGTTATTTTTTTGAAGATGTCTTCGTTATAAAGATAAGTATGTAACTTTGTAGTATCAAGGACACCAGTCTTAGATTGACCAGAACGAGCATAAGCGTCAGCAGACTTACGGCACTCAAATTCTTTAACAAGATAGTTTACCTCCTTCTGAGATTGCTTACGAAACTCATTGTATAGTTGGTCAACATCTGCATAAGCAATAGACTCAACTGCTTGACTATCAATCCAGTCGTGTAGTTTCTTCCAATCAACAACATGTTTATCTAGGTTAACTTTCTCAGGAATCTCAACATAGGTTAGATCTTTTGAGTCAGGAGAAGAAAGTTTTTCTGATGCATCATCAAAAGAACGTTGAGTAGAAGCTTCATCTCCACCTTCAGAACCTGCACCATCTTCTTCATCTTCATCATCCCATTCGTCAATAATATCTTCATCAGTCTCAGGTTCAACATTTGCATGAGTACCACCAGAAGATGCTCCACCTGCTTGAGGTTTTGCATTTGGTTGATCTTGCTCATCACTAGATTCAGTATCTTTTTTCTCAGATGGTGAAGAGTTACTTCCTTGAACATCAACAGCAGAGTCAGACTCCTCAGGAGTAAATGGTATCTCTACTTCATTTTCTTTTGTTTGTTGACTAAATGCATATACATCTTGAGCAATCTGTAAAACTTCTTCAAAAGTCTCAGCAAGATCTGTACGAGCAACAAATAGCTTTTCTTCTATAGAGAATGGAATCAATGCACTAGCACCAATCTTGAAGTGAAGATTGATACGGTCAATCAAACTATAAGTGCTAAGATCTTCACCTTGAACACTGAAGAAATCCATGTCATGTAGTTCTTTGTATCCTTTAGCAAAAGACTTGTTAAGACCTGGAAACTTACGCTTCATAAGTTTCTCAATACGTGCATCCTCAATAACGTTTATAAAATCTTTAGGACAATCTGCACTATCTCTCCAATCTTCGTTGGGTGTGAACAATGCATGTCCTACCTCATGACCTACTAGCATGTCATATACTACGCTAGATGCTTTGTCCCACATTGGTAATGTCAATACACGACGATCTACGTCAAACATTGCAGTAGAAACTTTACGATGTTCTACGATAAGGTTCTCAGTAGCAAGTAGTCTTGCAAGGTTACCTTTGATTTCTTGTTGAGTGTGCATGTGTCTTTGTGTCTGATGTATACATCATAGCAAAGAAAGTTATCTAGCCAACCAGTGCATGTGTCACTTCGTGAACTGTCTCCTCAATGGTAGAATAATTTTTATCTTTATTTACAGTTATAGTTCTATCAAATTTATCATCTAGTCCTTGTTTATGACTTATAACAAAGACTTTTGTATTCTCGTCAAAGTTTCTAAGTATCCATCCTAGATCAGATGTACCTGATTGGTCAAGAGATCCATCAAATATCTCATCTAAGATAAGTAAATTAGTATCCACGCTATTCTTAAGCTTAGCAATACTACGCCAAGTGAGCAGAAGAGCGATATCAATGCGAGCTTTTTCTCCTTCTGAGAACGAATCATATGAAAATACGTCACGGTATCTACTCTTAATTATTTCATCAAAGTTCTCATCAAGGGTAAAATTGACATAAAACTCCATCCTTTGTAAGAAATCGTTAATTAACTTATTCATAGTAGGAAGATAAGTCTTGATAATCCTAGTCTTTATCCCATTATCCTTAAGTAGTTGTCCTGCAGTTGTCAGGACATCACGATCTTTCTTTAAATCAGCATGTTGTTTACTAGATTCCTTTTTATTACTTACAAGAAGTTGCAATTTATCATACTCTGCTTTTTTATCAGGAGTAGATCCTTCCAGTTCTTTAATCTCATCTTGTAATGAGTCAATCTGTTTACGAACTGTTAGTAATTGAAAATTGGTTTGAGAAATTGTTGTGTTGATATTGTTTACTTCAGTAGAGAGTTCATTAAATTTATCATATCTTTTTTGCTCATCAACTATTGCTTTCTGTAGATCATCATATCCAACATTCATTTCATCAACCTTAGTTTGTCCTGCCTCTAACTTTTCAGTACGAAATTCTTCAGATAGTTCCTGTGTACACGTTGGGCACACATGATTGTCCTCAAAAAACTTATGCTCCTTCTTACATGTGTTCAACTTATGTGTCAACTTAATCAAGTACGTGTTCAACTTGCTCAATTTTTCAGTGGACTTTGAATACTCCTGCATTTCTTTATTAAGTTTAAAGATTTGCTCTGTAAAAACTGATACTTCTTCAGCACCTTGAAGTTCTGTATTTTTATATTCATTTATTTTTTCTTTCTTACGATCAATTTCTTCCTGAGTTTTTTTCTCTAGAGAAAACATATGTTGTTTTTGTAATTCAATCCTATCTTTAAGTAGATCAAGTTGATAATCAATGTCACGTAGCTCTTCATTATTACCACGCATCTTATCTTTAAGAAGAACATTCATTGTAGAGAATACTTGAATGTCCAGAATGTCTTCAATAATATCACGACGTTGACCACCAGGTAATTTCATGAATGGCACAAATGTAGATGATCCTAGTACCACAATCTGTGTAAATGATTTGTAGTTCATCTTGAGAACATTTGCCTCAAAATTCTTTTGTTGTTCTATTTGACTACTATCTTGATTCCATGCCTGTCCATTACAATAGATTTCAAACTTACTAGGTTTCATACCACGTATAACTTTGTACTCTATCTTACCAATACGAAACTCAATCTCTGCTACACAATCTTTTTCGTTGATACTATTGACCAACATACTTTTACTAATCTTACGAAACGGTCTAGCAAACAAAGAAAAAGTAAGAGCATCCAGAATGGTACTCTTACCTGCACCGTTGCTACCAACGATTAGGTTTGTTCTTGCAGTTTCTAAATCAATTTCACTAAACACATTACCCGTAGAAAGAAAATTCTTCCAACGGATCTTTTCAAATACTATCATTACTTAGGATCTGGATCATCAGGTGGTATTAAAAAATCGTCAGGTGTGATAATGGAAAAACGTTGTCCACGATCTTGACATGCTCCTATTATAACATGATCTTCCATTTCCACAACCTGCATATCTGGGTAATCTTCTTCTTGTATCATCATCAAGTATCTATTAGCATCATCTACCTCAGTCCAAATAGGAATAACGCGATTTTCATCATCATCATGTAGAGAAAATACACCTTCGGGATGGTTTGCTACAGTTAGAACGAACATTAGACTACTTGACAGCTTTCAATATATAGGTTTCTCATAAGTTTCTTCAAGTCAGATTTATCTACAGATATCTCTACTTCATCAATGTATTCATTGAGAAGTGTCATGGTATCTTTAGTTTCTAAATCTGTGTCATCTATACCATCAGCATCTACAAGTGTCTCAACAATTTTTACATCATGAGCACCTACGTTGTAAAGACGATCAACCAATGTTTCAAACATCTGGTAGTCTCGTTTCTCTTCAACAATGATCTTGATGAACTTGTCTTTATAATCAGATACATCTGATTTGTTGTAGTCATACTTGGCATCATCGTAGAAGATCTTCTCAAAAATTTCGTACGGATTTGCGACAAACCTAAGTCTATCACTTTCAGTATCGTAAATATGAAATCCGCGAGAGTCTTTATAATCATTCCAATACATCTGATATGGATTACCTAGGTATTGAACATTACCATGTTTTGATTTGTGATGAAAATGTCCAGACCAGACACGTTTAAAGTTCTTGAAGTCAGATACTTTGAAACCTCCTTCAAAATGCATACCTGGTGTTACCTCAAAACCATCACACTCAAGATGACCACACATAATTTCTGATTCACCTTGATTAATATATTCTAGACACTGTTCTCTATTACCTGAGTTAATCCAAGGCATCATCAAAAACTTCTTATTTCCAAGTTTAACATTCTTAGGTTCTGAGTAGATAGTAATGTTACTATACTTTTCTAATAGAAGCTCTGGTGAGTTAATAGCATTTGTATTTTTATAATAGGTGGTATGATTACCTAGAAGCATATGAACATCATAATCTACCAACCGTCTGAAGTAATTAGCATCAACACGGTTAAAAGTATTATAGTCCATAGACTTTCTATTATCAAAAGTGTCACCCAAATCAATGATTGTAGTGATACCTTCTTTTTCAAGAGTAGGAAAAAAGATGTTATCATAAAACTTCTGAAAATAGTTCCAGAAGTTGATGTTGCCTTTTCGTCCATCTAGATGCTGATCGGTAATGAGTGCTATCTTCATTTAATAAAGTTGTGCTTAGATGTACTACTCTTTGTTCTGTTATGAATAACAATAAACTTATCTGCTGCCCAAGTTCCTGCAAGACAAACATCAATCTCATCACCATCTTGCCAGTTTACATCACCATTCTTTTTGGTGTGTAGCATTGCTTCTTGGATCTGGTCAATTACTTCTTGTGTTAGCTTCATTGAGGTTTATGATCTTTAAACTTATCATGGTTACCATCACCTGGCATCTTACCATAAGCAACGTATTGAATTGCTTGCATTGACCCTTCTAGTCTAGCTAAGTCTTTTTGAATACGAAGATACTCTTCATAAGGTTCTTTTACTTCTGCTAGTCTAGCAGATAATTGAGTAGTTCTTTTTGTAAAACGCTCAATAAGTTGGTCGTAACTTTCTATTGGTTTTGTCATTTTGTGTTTTGTTGTAAACTATTACTCTTGTACCGTCATGGGTAAAAACGAGTTCATCATCGTCATCCCAACACAGTTCTTGATACAATGCGTTTAATTTACGCATATCATCATATAGATTGCTAGGCATTACCGATTCATTTTTGTTTCAATGTTTTCTTTAATGCTACCCATATCAGAATAGGAAGCATTCATACCTGACATATTACCAGTGTATCTGTCAGTGTGCATAACTTCGTCATATCCAGATCTTTCTAAGATCTTTCCTTTGATTTCCAGTTGCTTTTTTTCTTTTTGTATCCTACGCAAGAATGCATAGTATATAATTTGAGTAAAGTAAGCAAATGGATTTTTAGATTTCTCTGGATTAAAGTTATCAATATACTGTAAACAGTTTTCTATTCCATCACAAATCATATCTTCTCTAAACATATAGTTTACGAAGTTTGGTTTGTATGACAAGTGTGTTGCTATTTTTAAAAAGCAACTGCCAAGATAGTTTGTAACTCTTGGACGAGGTTTATCTGCTTCTTTTGCAGCATGAACTTTCTCACGATAGTCTGTTATCGCAGCTAGGAACTCTTTGTTATTTACATAATATTCTGTCTTTTTTCTTGTCATTACTGCATTGAATGATGTCTTTAGTATAGCAAAGTAAATTACTTTTGTAAAGGGGACTTGACAAAAGTTACAAACCTCAGTACAATTAACCTTGTAGAGGTTCAGAAGGAATATACTAGCTTTTTTTAAATATATTTTCTAACGATTTTTTCATGTCTGTTACAGATCCTAAGTAACCAGATCCTCTTGGTAACTTACCTCCTTTACCATTTAGAGCTTTTCCATTCTCCATCCTCAATAGAGTTTCTTTATAAAAATCTACAATAGGACCTTCTATCTCACTTATTGTGATTATGTGATTTCTGTTTAGTATAAACATCTTGTCAAACGTCGCGCAGACCCATTCTCTAAAAGAAAATCCAGATATCTCTAATGCTCCTTTTCTTTGCTTGGCTGAATCTACTTGAAGAGGATTCTCTAATAAAACCTTATCTTCATCCTCTAGGTAAACTACCTTAGAGACTATCTCTTCTCCAGTAATTAATTTTACAGTAGCGAAAAATTCTTCTCCCATATTTAATTTGCTCTAAGGTTTACTTTAATGACCTCATACTTAAAATTCTCATCATTGTAAATGTTAACTCTTTCATTCAAATGTTTCAAGGTATAATTCTGACCGCCGATGTCGTCGGCAATATCGTATAAGGTTGCTATATCCTTACCTTCTCCTTTCCTAAGAACCCTACCAATAGATTGCAAGTTTCTAATTCTGGACTTTGATGGCGAGGCAAACACGATGTTGTGAAGACGTTTAATGTTAATTCCAGTTGAGAAGGTGCCGTAACTGGCAACAATGATTGCATTTGATTCTGTTTCTGTAATTTGACGAACTTCTTCTCTATCTTCTACATCAGTTCCACCATGAACAAAAAATAATTTTCGTTCAGGGTCTATAGTGCTATTTATCAACTCATAAAGTGGCTCTCCGTGCTTTTCTACATAGTTAAATAAGACAAGAGTGTTTCCTTCCAAATCATTAACTAAGTTTTTGATAAGGTTATTTCTACCTTTATGTTCTACGAGATACTCCATCTCGTCATGATATGATTCAAAATGTTGTGGAGCATGTTTACAAAGTAGAACTTTTATCCTAAACTTAGAAAGGTAACCATCTTTGATTAGATCATCTGTTTTGGTAACTTGTTCACACTCACCAAAGAGTCCTTCAAGTACCCACTTATGAGTCTTAGATCCATCTAGTGTTCCAGTAAATCCAAATCTATACTTAGCATTATGCAGCTTAGTCATAATGCCAGTCAAGGATTTACTCTTGAATAGATGTGCTTCATCACCAATGACACAATCTATATCATCAAAATATCTCTTGGGAAACTTGTAGATAGATTGCCAAGTAGATATTATAATATTCTTATCAGTAACCTTATCCTTACCACCATAAATCTTATGAATAAAGTCGTCAGCATTCCACCCGTAAGAAATAAAATCATTGACCATCTGCTCAACGAGGGATGTAGTTGGGACGACTATAAGTATCTTCTTTGCGGTGGCAGCATAGTATCTGACTATGGCGTAGATCATGAGGGATTTTCCAGATCCCGTAGGAGAAAGTAACAACTTACGATTGTTCTTTATTGCTTCATAGACAGCATGATATTGATAATCTCTAGGTTCTATCTTAGAGATTTTTTTCATGTATTGTTTTACTGCTGGTAATGAGACTAATTTATTGTCTTGACTTATGTCTCCGTACCAATCATTCTTTTCATACTCTACAATATATTGTTTTTCTGCTGCCCATACTTGTAGATGATCTAACAACCCATGATACAAATCTCCTGTAGCAGGGGAGTATAGACGTATAGTTCCATCCCAGTATTTGTATCTAGGATTTCTTTTTAAAAATTTTGCTTCTGGAACTTCAAATGTGAAATAGTCCGCTAATTCTCTATGGACGTACTCCTCATCAGAATGAATAGTTATATAAACCTCATTCTTTTTCTTTACTGTAAGATGTGTCATTATTGTCCATTAACAAATTTCTCCCACTCAATGGCACTCTTCACTTGAAAACCTCTGTTTGAAATTTGTTTCATAACTTGATCTAGAAAATATAGCATTTGATCTAGATACTTGATCTTTGCCTCTAGGTTGATGATCTCATCATCAGATTCTAGATAGACCTTCATCTTTTCAGTTGTTTTTATATGAGATCCAAATGGTTTAGCAGCATACGTTTTAGCATCAGCTTCGCCAGAATAATACTCACGTTTTTCCTTTACTAATTTACGAATTTCAAATTCTAAAGAAGTTTTTATTTGAGATATGTCAGTGTAATGGTTTAAGTATTTATTGTGTTGGAAAGGGATGTCTAATGCAAGCTGTCCCAGATCAGCACTGTATTGTTTATTTTTAAATTGAAAATCAACTGCGGAATCTTCCGCCCAGTCTTTTCTTAATTTTTCAAATTTATTACGAAGAGAATCAAAATTCATAAAGGTCGCATAGATTTATCACGAATAAAGAACTGCTGATGTTTAAACACAACCTCTGCAGTTATATACTCCACATCACTTATTGTAGCATCAAATTGCAAATTTGTCAGTGATACAGGGAATAAATCTCTAAATTCTACAATGAATGCTGGGTTGTATTGAGAGGTAACTATGTGTAGTTGTCCGTCTGTATAGATATCATTCTCAGGTGTAGTTCTTGCCATTTGATCTGCATTACCATTATCACGCATCCACTTATGAATAGAGTTATAATTTTTTAAATCTTCATCTACAATAAAACGTACAGCAAAATCTCCAAAACTAACACCACCACCAGGTACGATAGGTAAACTCCTAAAAGGACTACCTACTTCAATAGCTGGCATACTAATGTCAGGAACATTTGCTCCTTGACAAAAGAAATCAACCCCTTCAAACTTTTCTAGTTTGAGGAGGTATCCAATTGGATTTAAGAAGTTCCTATTACTAGGTTGTTCTTTATACCATTCTGCTCCGCCTACAGGCATGTCTATATTCCGACTACTCTAGTATTTATGGGTTGTTAGGATCCATTCCTAAACTAACAAGATACTCTTCCCACCATGTAACCTTTTGCCTTTTCCATAAGGGCACAGGCAATCCTCTTTCTGTATAGTATTTTTCTATAACCGCATCTATAGTCTCTGCAATTTTCAATCGGTTAATCCTCTTCTGTAGAACGTCCATTCGCATGAATAATTTCTTCCAGTTGTTTACGAATAATTTTAGCACGTTTTTTGTCACGTATTTCATTCTTATATCCATATCTTCCAGTTAGTATAGCATAACTTTGAAACATCAAAGACAACACTGAAATTAATATGACCAGTAGTAATATTTTATCTGCTGGCGTCACATTTGTCTCAAAACTTCGTCTTTTAATTTATCTACAACCTCCTGCACAATACTTACATCAATACCCATGAAAGGAGGTATCAGTCCCAGAGTTCTAAACAGACCATCGGCAAACAGTGCCATGAATGCAAATCCTAGTACCATACTAATCTGACCAGCATTTCTATTGTGCTGATTGATAGCAAATTCTATCATCTCGTTTACTTCTTCTTTACTAACCATAGTTTGTTTCTTGGTTATAAAAGTTTGAGATTTTTGTTTTTGTTTTTCTTTCTTAGAGATTAAATCTCTACCGTACTGAGATAACATGTGGTTTTCTTTTAAGTAGTGTTTAATTCTGTCAGTCATCAGATTTGTATACTCACACTACTATTTAAGCATAAAAAAAGGGATCCCGTAGGATCCCTGTGTGTGTCCCCTAACAATGTTAGGTGTTTTTCCAAATTTTGGTAACACGCATTACCAATATTGGGATTAAGTTAAGTTAGCAACTCTAACTCTTCTATAGTACTGGTTAATGCCATGAGTTAATGCCTCAGCATCAGGTGTACCATTAGACTGAACAACAAATGGGTTAGCAACCATACCGTATCTAGTCTTGAAACCAATTTTTGGTTGGAAGGTAGATGGGTCAATGCTTCTTAACATTTGGAGTGGAACGTATGGGCAATAGAACAGTCCACAGTCATAAGGTGATGAACCTTTGTATCCTACAACATAGTAGTGAGTATTAGATACGTTTGCTGAATAAGGATCAACGAAGACCTTGATTCTACCGTTCATTGTACCCACAAGTAGGTTACCTGTGTCATCAACTTCACCAATGGAAGGACCGCCAGCACCTGTTAAACCAGAAGAGTAGTCAAGTGTACCTGACATAGCAAGAGCACTAGCAACATCAGCAGATGTGACGATGATGTTACCCTTTCCTCTACGAGTTTGCTGTGCGATTGCGTTTGCATCTCTTTCAATCTGGAACATAAGTCCTTTGAATTTCTCAACTGACCATCTTCCATTACTGTCTACGTCTAGATCAAATACACCAGCGTTTGCTACGTTGTTTTGTGCACCTGATTTTGCAATTGTGTAAACAGTTCTAACAACCTCACGGTTGATTTCTGCAAGGATCTCACTAGAGAGTAAGTTAGCAAGTTCCTGCTCTGCATCAAGACCGTGAATTGCTTTCAAGTCTTGTGCTAGTTCTAGAGTGTACTCTGCTCTTAATGCTCTTGTTTTAGCAGTAACAGAAGTCTTCTCTATACTGAAACTCATCTCGTTAAAGAGAGTAGATCCAGAACCGATAACTTCAGCATCTTCTCTAGCGATATTACCAGCAGTACGCTCGTAGTTACCAGCAGTTGTACCACCACCAGATGTATCGTTAAGTAAACCTGGGTTAGCATCAGTTGTACCACCGTCTCCAAGAGGAGATGCAGGGTCGTTGAATGCAGCAGGTCCTTGTGTGTTACCAGAGAAGTTAGGATCTGGTTCGTTGAAGAGTGCTTCGTTTCCAGCTCTTAGTGCAGATCCGTTTTGCTGATAGTGTGACTTCATCGCAAAGATTAGTCCTGTAGGACCGCTCATTGGTTGTACACCACAGATGTCGTATGCTACAAGGTTTGGCATAGCACGACGGATGAGGCTAATCATCACTGGATCGAAACCAGCTAGACCACCTGTTTTAGTTGTGAGTCCAGAACCTGAGAGACCGTCGCCACCAATGGCACCAACTGTGTTGGATGCTTCATTGATCATGCCACGCTCTTCTCTAAGTTGTGACTCTGTATTTTCTAACAAAACAGCGGTAACTGCCTTTCTATAATTGTCTTTGATGGCACCAGCACCTTCATGACTTAGAACAGGGTTCCACTTTTCTGTTAGAGCTTTTGAGTTAAACATTTGCTCTTATGAGAAAAATTGGGAATATAATTTATTGCCAGCGATTCATAGCATCAAGGTATTGTGCCATTGCTGGACTAATATCCTTATCTGATGCTCCTTCTACTGGAGTTTCGTCTGCAACTTCACTTTGTGTTACAGTTTTTTCTGTGAAATAAGACTCTTTGATAGTTGTTACTTTCTTAGAGAACTCTTCCTCAGTTGTAAACTCTAGACTCTCAGCGAGTGCAGCGAGTTTGTCCTTCTGAGTATCTGCCAATCCTTCTGAAACATTTTTCAGAATAACAGTTTTTGCAGACTCGTCTAGACGTTTTTGTAGTTTCACATTAGCTTTGACCTGTTCGTCAAGCTTGGTTTCCATCTCACGAATAGAGTCAGCCATACCTTCTACCACATCGACTTTCTCGTCTGGGATAGAAATGTAGTGCTCCTCAAAGAGACCCTTAAGACCCGCAATGAAGTCTTCGGTGATCTCATTTCTGATTCCACGATCAACGGCTACTTGATTAGTCTCCATCCATTGACCTATGGCGTAGTTTACTGTGCCATTTACTTCCTCGGAAAGCTCTGCCTTAGCAGCATCTACTTGCTTTTCGAGTTCTGTAGCAAAGTGTTCTACAAGCTTGTCGTACTCTTCATTGAGTTTTGCTTTGATTGCAGCTTCAAAGATAGTCTTTGCTTTCTCAGCAAACTCTTTTGAGAGTTCTGTTCCCTCTAATAGGGCGTTGACATCATCGGAGACATCAAGGTCTTCGTATGATGGTTTGATTGGATAGGTTACAGCAGAACCTGTACCAGTTCCGTATGCAGCATCTGCACCAACTGTAGGTTGTGTACCCTGATCACCAGCATCTCCAATGTTAGATGTCTGAGCAGATCCATCGCTTTGTGCTGCCTTGTCTCCTACAGGAGCGGCTGCCTTAGCACCTGGATTTTCTTCTCCATCATCATCGTGCTCATTAGGAGTAGTGGATGTACCACCTAAATCTGCAGGAGCAGATTGTCCATATGATTTTTCAGCACCAACTGTTGGCATAGGATCTTTCCCGCCACCATTTGATGTCTGTGCATCAGAAACCTGAGATGGTTCGCTACCTGTGCCTGGTATGACGTTTGCGGAAACAGTCGGCATAGGGTCGCCTTCCACGATAGTCACTTTTTGCTCGGTAGCAAACTCCTCAAATTTTTCGTTAAGTTTATCTGACATTAGAGTTTACCTTAATAATTTTCCGTATAGTGATATGAATTATTTATAGAATCAAAGATTTGAGAGGAAATGCTCAAAAACTTGGAGCGTTTTTGCCTCTACATCACGGCGACTTGCGTCACTCATTATCTTTTTATATTTAGCAACTTCAGTTTCCTTTAGTATACCGTTACACCAAACCCATTCTTTACCTTCCATGATTCCATTAACGAAAGCATCAGGTGCGGAGGGGTCTGCTACTATATCTGCAGCAGTGGTGAGCATGAAGTCATCACGCACAACATTGCAACTTTCTGTCTTGTCGATGCTTCCCATACCACGTGAGGAAACACCTAACTGAACACCTTCGCCAAGTAAGTTCTTAGCGATGTTACCCATTGGTGTATCTAGGATCTGTGCCTTACCAATAAAATTATTTCCCTCTGCTTTGAGTGAGGTAATTCTATGGGATACTCTATCAAGATTGATAGTAGGACCATCGGGATGTCCAAGTTCACCGAGAGCACGTTTTGATTTTACATACTCCTCATTGTATCTCTTAACCTCACGGTCAAGAACAGGGAAGGGGTACATACGACCATTGCGATTTTTTAACTCAGATTGTAAGAACACTCCTTCAATATAAAGAAGTTTCTTTCCGTTTTTCTCTTCTGTTATGAGTTTAACGTCTTCAATCGTTTCCGTTATCAGTTTCATTGTTGGGTATCTCTGTCTCGGTTGGTTCGTCAAAGAATGTATTAGCAACCACTTTCTTATAATCTGCCATTGCTTGAGAAGCTTTGCCAAATAACATGTCATGGATTGCATCAATTGCAGATGACCGTTGGTTATTGTCAATCTTATCGACAATATCTACAGCACCAAGTTCTTTATTAACATCTGGATTTTCAGTCATAATATTCTTGTAGCATTTATTATTTATTATTATTTGTTGGTTTAGATGCGGAGACTGGTGGTTTAGGTGCACGTTTCTCCTTATCTAACTCCCTTTCTACAGCATCATCAGCTGCTTGTGCTTGTATTTCTGGAGCAAATGCAGTGTTCTGACGATCCATAGTGTCAAATGTATTGACATCTTGTGGTGACATAACGAGACCTTGATCAATCTCTTGCTGCATCTCCTTATCTAACTCTCTCATATCTCGATTAGTCTGACCAAGAACTTCCTTACGAATGTGTGCCACGGAGAAGTATTTACCAACAAAAGGATCCATCTGTGTGACAGTTGCTATGCGTTGGTTGAACATCTCAATGTTCTTTAATTCATTGAAGTGATTGTCAAATAAGAAGTCATACTGTATATGCTCTTTCATATCTTCCCAATCTTCTGGAGCGATAACTCCTTTTAGAATGAGTTGAGTCTTAAGCATGTCTTGGAACATCTCACTAAATCTTTTGCGGAGACGACCAATGAACTTAGTAAACTTAAGTTCGTCACGGAGAACCTCTGTTGTTTTACCTAGATTAAATCCTTTGTTGTCATCTGTAAGACGAGATGGAGGTAGGTTTAAACTGTTGTATAATTTCTTTTTAAAATACTCAACATCCTTTAACTCACCTAGGTTCTGACCGCCTGGTAATGTAGTAATTTCTGTTCCTCTGCCACCTTCTCTACGTGGTAACCAGAAGTCTTCGAGCATACTCATATGCTTTTTGTCATCTCTCATCTCTCCTGTGTTAGCATCATATACTAACTTGTTTCTATAACGAGACATGACGTCACGGAGATATTGTTCTGCTTTTACCTTAGGTAGATTACCTACGTCAATATAGAATATTCTACGCTCTGGTGCACGAGAAAGTCTGTATATAACTAGAGAGTCTTCAATCATTCTAAGTTGATTGAGAGACTTAATTGCCTTGTGTAAGAAACCAAGAGTCATTCTCTTGTTTAAATCTTGTAGTCCAGAAGGACAAAATGTGATAGAATCTACTGCCATCTTGACACCTTGTGACAATGACATGTCACCAATAGGTCCTAAAACACCACCTTTATAAAAACCTTTTACATTGTAAAGATAATAGTCAACAAATGTTCCGTACTCGTACTCTAATGCTGTGCCTTTCATTGCTTGTCTCTGCAATGAATCCATGTTCTTCTTATTATCAATCTTCTGACGAACTTTCTTGATCTTCATCGGATCAATATAACGAAGTTCTGTAATACCTTTTTTTGGATTTTCTAGGTCAATGACCTTATGATAAAATAATCTTCCATCAATATACCAAGATCTGACAATCTCATGTGCACGATTGTCAAAATTTAAAAGACGTTTAATATATTCAAACTCATCTCTGATCTTTCTCTTAATACTCATGCCAGCATCTAGATTATCTAGATTAATTTCTACAGGAGTGTCGTGAGAATCACTTACAACAAATTCATTTACAACTTCGTCAACTGCACTGTCAACCTCAGGGTGTAGTGCCATGTCACGATAACGACGGATCATCTCAAACTCATTACGAGCTTGATTATCCGTGTCTACATATGTCCCATAATAACCACCAGCTGCTACGGCAATTGCCTCATCAGCATTAGGAGGGACAGGGGACTGACCCTTCTGACCCTCCTTGCGATTTATCTGGAAGCCAAATAATTGACTCATTTACCTAGTGATAATAGTTCTCTTACTTATATTTAGCAGAGTTAATTATACGACGTCACGAGTGCTTGCGCCTGTACTTAGTTTAGTTCCAGTTGCTTTACCAACATCACCAACACCAGCAGTGAAGAATGAATATT